AGCCATCTCTTTTTCATTAGCTTGTTGGTCAGGGAAAGTAGGCATTATTTCTAATATCTTGGTCATATTAACTCCTATAAGTTTATGTGTTAATTTGTGCTATCTACTATGGGTACTTTACTTGTAGTCCTCAAGTATAGACACAGCTTTTAATAGATTCTTAGGCATTAAATGTGCATATCTAAGCGTCATGTTGTACGACTTATGACCCAACCATTCCTTAATAAAGTGTAACTCTACTTTACCTGATTGAGCTAGTCTTGAAGCACACGTATGACGTAAACAGTGTATAACAAACTGTTTATCATTAGCTAAGCCCATGTCTTTTCTTAATCTAGTCCAAACACGCTCAGTCATATTATAGTCTAAATGACTAAAATCACCCAGTGCATTTACAATAGCAACACAACGTCTAGTTAAAGGTACGCTCCTAGTTGTGCCATTTTTAGTCTCATCACCATACAACACAATAAAATACTTATTGTCTAATTTTTGTATAGCATCTTTTTTAAATGACAGAGCTTCACCAAGTCTAACGCCAGTATCTAGCAAAAATAAAAATAGACTAAGATATGGACTCTTGCCAAGTATCTTAATCATAATCTGCTCTTCTTCTACTGTCATAAATCTTAGTCTAGCTTTAGACTCTTCCTGCCATACTATGTGCGGAACTCTATTCATTTGGTATACGTTAGGTCTTTGATAAGCATATTTTAATATCTTACTGACACTCGCAAGATACCTGTTAATTGTAGAGCCCTTGATACCACGTTGTTTTAGATGTGACGTTAAATCTTCAATGTCCTCTTCGTGTATATCATTTGGGCTAAGCTCAGCTCCAAAAAATTTTAAACAAAGCTCAGCTCTACTGTCTTGACACTTTTCCCAAAGCATAGAGTCTTTTATTTCTTTTATAGTTTTCATGTCAGTCCTTTTTTGTTAATGTTTCTTTAATTAATAAAAACATGAAGCCCAAGATTAAAACCTTGAGCTCCATTGGTGCATCTAAAAATATTTCAATCATTAGAGCTAACCTTTACATCTTTAATAATCAAATTATCTTTTTTGTTTGTATAACTAATATTAACAATAGTACCTACAGGATATTTTGAAGGCAGTATTTTTAACATTTTTTTATATGACATAGCCTCAATATGATTTGTGCTTTTATCAGTATTCAAGCCGTCATTACAATTATAAGTATATCTCATATATTAATACTCCGCTTGTATTTCAAAACTAACTATAATTTTATTGTGTGAGCTACGCTCTGCGGCGTGTTTTGCTTCTGACACAATTTCCATTAAGTTTGTATAACTATCTTCAAATACAACTTTGTGCTTTTCTTTTGGCGTTTTGTGGTCTTTAAACTTACCCTTAACCCACTTGCCATTTTCTACTTCTACCTCTGTTATTTTTAACTTTTCTAAGCTCATAAACATAAGTCTTACTCCGTTGTTAGTTTGTTAATAAAAGCTCAGCTCATAGCTAAGCTCCGTATAATTGGTGGAGTAGGCGTAAATTGTCTGTGTTAATCTCTACGCCTATCTCCGATAGTGTGGCACTACTAAAAGCGACTTATTGCACTATTAAGATTTATATTTGACTATAAATCTCAAAGCGGTCTAATTATAAACCGCTTCAAGTCTCATAGTTAATAGCCTAACCAGTGATAAACTTTTATAGCTGAATAGGTTTTTTTATTGCCGCAAGATTTAAAAAAGTCGCTAAGGTCACACTCGCAACCATGCGACCTTATTAAACTTAAAGCAACATTTTTTTGAATTGTCACGCCTTTAAGCGGTGTCAAGTCCATTAGTCTCTGTAGCCGTTGACTCTTAGTCTCTCAGCATAACGCTCATTCCTAAACGCTTCAGCCTTGTCAGCCTCTTCTTGCTTCCACTTGTCAAAATATCTAGCCTTTAGCTCAGGCTCTTCAAGTGACTTTAATTGGTTCTGTAGGTCAACCAGTTTATACTCACCAGATTTGATACGCTTTTTAGTTTCCGCCATTGTCTCAGATAAAAAAATATTTCTGTATTTACCTGTTGTTCGTGAATAGTCCCAGTAGTTTTTATCTAGGAATATTTGACCTGTTGCGGTTATTTTAGCAATCAAAGAACGATAAGATTGAAAAAAAGTATTTCCAAAGTTATCGTGTATTTTGTACTGGTTCGCAACTGGGTTATAGCTTTTTGGGCTGTGCATTTGTATTACTTGCATATTATTTACTCCGTTTGTTAGTTAGTTTATATATAGTATAACTGAGGGCGGCAAAAAATGCAACCGCCCACAATTTTAATTTGATTGATACTTGAGCTTCCACAATATTAACTTTGTTTCAGGCTCAAGCTCTTCAGCTTGTTTGTGTTGGTCTTCTAGTGGTACAATTTCAAGCGGCTCAAGGTTATCAACTTTAATAAGTTTGATATTGTCCCAGTAACGCTTGGATTGATACACCTTATATCCAACCTTCTTTGACTGCTTCAGCTAACATCTTGATTTTTTTAGCTTTGTCAGTCTCTTTGTTATAACGCTCAAAATGTTCTTTTTTTTCTTGCTCATCTTTATAAGAAGCCATAGCCTCTATATTGATAAGTTTTTGAACTTTATAAGGTATCTTAGCCATAAGTTAAGACTCCGTTTGTTTGTTTCGCTCTACTGGAGCTCATCAGTCATAATAAATATTATGAGACAAACACAATTTCAAATTGTACTGGCTAAAAGCAATGACGCTGAAGCACTAGACCGACTCCATAACCTATAGGCTACCTGTTGCGGTGTCCGACTCGTGGGCTCTATGAGGCTGAGCCTGTCAGAAACTAATTAGACTCTAAGCTCAAGGGCTGTCACCCCTGTTAGCACTTGGTAGAAATCTAAAAAATTAAACATAAATAATTTATACATGAAACGGATTTAATTAGTAATGCTATTATTGCATAACAGCTATGCACGTATTGCATGGCTTATAGTGTGTAAATTGTGGATTGTGAGTTATTGAGATTATGGCAGAATTGCCTTAATTAGAATTGTTATACTTACTTAATATTATAAATTTAATTATAAATATTTAATTGCGGTGCAACCTATTAGAGTCAACCAATAGCCAACCAGTGCGGCTATAGTAAACATCTTAAACTTATTCATATCTTATCTTCTTATCTTGTTAATGTGTTGGTGTATGTAGTGAGTAGGTAACCTGTATATATACTGTGTGAACCCTTACTCTATCTTATATGGGAACTTTACTCACTGCACCACCAAACCAAAAAAACAGACAAGCACGAAGACAAGCAAAAATATAAAAAACCTAGAACCAAAGTTAATTAATGTATGCAACGGATATAATGTCCTTTTTTTGCCCTTGGTTTACTTGTTTTTTTGCCCTGCAACTGCAACTAAATGCAACCCTATGGGGAAAATCCACCCTCGCTACAGTGATATACCCCTTCATATTTTTTTATTAATTATTTAGGTATCGTTCTTCAGTCTCTCTTCTAGTCTTAAAGTCATCTTTAAAATCTAATAACTCGCTAGTAACACCATTCCAGTCATTGTTTTGTAAATGAGACAAAAATGTAGGAGTTCTAGTTAAGTTACCATATTGAAAGCCAATAGAAGCTACAACAGTCTGTTGTTTAGTGTTTAAATCATTAAAATTAAACCCTGTATGTTTTTCATATTGTTGTATAATACTAGCAGTATAATGAGCTTTACTTCTTGAATTAATTAAAGATTGTTCTTCTGCTGATAATATTAATGGCTGTTCTTTTAAAAATTTTTCAGCATTTTTACCAGACATGCTAGTATAAGGTACTAACTTATCTACTAATTCACTAGACAATCCCATTTTAACAAGACTCTCTCTATTTTTTTCTTTTAAATCAAATCCCATGGCTACAGTTACCCCAGAGTTATCTGTAGGTACTTTACCATAAATAGTATTACCTTCTAATTCACCTATAAATTTCCAGTCAATTTTATTCTCACTCATATTATATAAATCTGTCCTTTTGTATTTCTGTTCCGATTGTGTTTTCCATAAACTTCTCCAAGTCTCTGTCCAATAATTCATTTTTATGTTGGTTGTATGATAAGACTTGGTCTCTGTCCATACGCTCAACCCAAGCATTAGCGGCAATAGCCACAGCATCAATTTGGTCATCATGTCTCAAAGCTCCCTTGTCTCTAGTCAACCTAGTCATCTGTCTAAACAACTGATGGTCAGGTTCTAATTTAAAGTCTTCTTTAATAAGTAAGTCATCTACCACAAGCCTATGACTATTCATAATTGGCTCTAAGGTATCTATAATACGCTTCTCTTTTTGTATATTATGTCTTACTTCTTCTATTTCGCATGGGTGTACTTTAGCCATTATAGGTTTTAACAACTGTGTTGCCATACCGTCACCAAAGTTACTCTCAATAACTACATAGTTTACATCATTTTTCTTAGCTATATTAGACAATCTATACAGAGTATCTTCATCATAGCCACCATCTAATGCACCTACAGAGGTCAAATATAGCACTCCATGAAGCATTTTAAGCACCGCATACGCTGTTTTGTCCTCTCCACGACCACTAGGGTCAATAGACATAATAGTGCCCTCAAATGGTGTAAATTCTTTAGACATATTCATAGGTGCTACGTAATAGTCACCTTTGAGTCCCACATTAGGTAACTCAGGGTCTATAGCTTTTATTTGTTCAGGAGAACTAGCCCACTGTATTTTAGCAGGAGCTTCCTTCCATGTAGAACAACCAGATGCTACAATTAAATCATTTAATTTAAGAGGGTATCTGTTAGCGTCAGACATAGTAGTGTCTAACATAAACTGTAAGTTGAATCCACTTTTACCGTAACTTGAAAGTCTTTCCATAAGGTCTACCTCGTCAAACCTTTTAGGGTCTGTAGGTTTACCTTCTAATTCTTTTGTGTCTACAATCATTTCAGCCAGTTTATGACCATAACCAATTCTTTGTTTTTTATCAGGATATAGTGCTGTCCATATTCTAGTTTTAAAACCTCTTTCTTCTAGGTCATTGTATAATGACATTTCTGTTTGAGGTGTACCTAGAAATATAATACGTCCTACTTCTGGTTTTATGATTGCATCAAATTCTTTTACTGTCTCACCAAGTCTATCACGCATAAGTTGCGTCTGTGAGTTGTTAGCGGACTCTACGTCATCAGCAATAATTAAATCTGCACGTGAACCTGTAAGTTGTCCTGTAATACCCATAGACTTAACACTTGGTGCATGTGATGCTAACGCAGGTGCTACATCAAAACTAATTTTTGAATGTCTTTGGTTATCTCTAGGTATTAAATGAGACAATAAAGGCATCTCACCTATTAACCTTTGTGT